TTTTTTAACTGCATCAACAAACTTTGCCCAATATCCATATACCGTCGTTCCTGCTACTCCAGTCAAAATAAGAACAAGAAAAAACCTTCTGACTACTGTTCTATTATCATCCATCATGAGAGTGAATTTCTTATGCGCATCAACCATTGCCTTGAGATCACCCGGCTGGATAGCCGCAAATCTGCATTGCTCATCAGTATGTTGCTGTTTATAAACTACAGCCTCGATAATAGCAGTGATTGCTTCAAGATCTTCATTTGTAAGATTATATCTCCGTCTAGATCCTGCTCGGTCCCCATAACTGTGTCCGGCATATATGTCAACTTCTTCAGTCATTATATTGTCCTTTCATCGTCTTTATAAAGAGCATCTTCATTATCAGGTAACCGAGTGTCAAGGATCTTCGCCCAGTGATTATTCCTCGCTATCGCTAATCTTCTTAATCGATCTTTTACAATAGGATTCTGCAAAGGATCAACATCTTCCTCACGATTCTTAATAAACCAAGAAAAGAACAAGATTCCCATTGTACTTACTGCCGTAAGATACAGTCCACTGACAAAAATCATAGTCTTTATCTTTGGCCATACATCCATATCTGAAGCAAGAATAAGTGATACACAATTCAAGAAGAACCGACCATTAGCACCCAAAAAAGCACTCAAATTCTTTACTGAACAGGCCCATTCTACATCATGACAAAGTCCTGCAGGATTAAGCCTAGCCTTGCCAAAATGATCAGGAACTATCTTATCTCCCCATCCTTGTCCAGCACCAAGAAATGAAGGCCACTTCTCAGGAGGTAAATCATGTGGCCAGAGTGGAACTAAAAACTCTGGAACAGTAAGGTCAGCTCCATAATGAGACAGTTTGACAAAATTCATTTCTTCCTCCATATCCAAGGCTGCACCGGAGCAGGACCAGACCACAGCCCAACACGATTGCCAGCAGAAATACCTTGAAGCTTTTCCCATGCTTGACAAAATGACTTCTTACAATATTGTGGATAAACCCAAGCATAACCAGCAAGCAAAAGCTGCTCCTGTACACATTGCGTTCCGAGCATAACAACTGCAACTGTTCGTCCATAACGATCATAATGCTTAACATCAACAGGAGTAACAGCAACAACCTTACCCTTGATCATGACCTCAACAAAATCCTTGGCTGCAAGACCAAAGGCTTGTTTCTTTTCAGGAGAATCAATACCATAAAGCCGAACAGTTGTTAGGCCAGTCTCATCAACAACTTTAATTGTATCACCATCAATGACACTAACGACCGTCGCAGGCTTGGCATGAGCAGTTGAAACAGCAAGTAGAATAAAAAGTATTATAATTTGATACATATCTTTACACCTGTTGGTTGATAACGAAAGCATTCACAACTTATACCGGCTCTACCATGATCATCGAATGAGAAACATGGTCCAGGTTCCTTGCAGTACCGATCCTTGACAAAATGCAAACCTTCGTCATTTTTCTTGAACAACTGCAAACTGTCTTCCGCAATCACCCTCATCTCTCCCTCCAGAAAGTAAAGGTAAATCTTAGGCACAAACTACCAATACATCGTTACAGTCTTGCTGCTGTCTCCAAATGGAGCATGTAGATAAATACCTCCATGTGAGGTTCCTGTATTATCATCACCATCTCCATTTGCCCCAATGCCAGGCTTATAAACAAAACCATACATAGATGCTTTCGAGTTTCGACTACAATTCTCTTGGTCGCGGCAATTTTTCAAGGGGTTCTTGACGCTGAAGGTTTTCCCAGAAGTAAAAACAAACTTGATCGGACCTGGTCCTAAATCTTTGCCGCTCTTTGGAATTCGCCATGCCTGCCGACCCTGATTGCGAACCCCGTAACTGGTATAGGTCGCCTTGTGCTCGTATTCGCCAGTTGGTATAGGTCCTGATGGTGTTTCTCCTGAGGCTCCAGCTACGAAAGAATATTTCTGACCATTTGCCATTACGATCACCATGACTAATGGACGTTCATACTGATCTCCAGGCTTACTCATCAGAAATACCGGACAACCCTTATATGGCTTACCTTTCCGAGCCGATTCATTATTGACCGTAACAGATGTAACATCTGAATCTTTCAGGGTGCGAAACAAAATGCAAGCTGCACCGTTGCCCTGATCGCTGTCGTTCTCCCATGTCACCTTGTAGGGAAATGGCTTGATATCAGGACTTGGAACGTCAGACCATGTGTGATTGCACTTCGGACAGGTAGGCATTATGGAATCTCCTCAAACTCACCTTGCCCTGGAATAGGTTTTTTATTTTCAAGCCCTTCAGGTTCGGTAACTTCTTCTACAGGTTTGACTTCTACAGGTTTGACTTCTTCCTTGATTTGAGTCGTCGTAGTAGTAGTGGTTGTCTGGGGATTTTCAGAATCCTTTTTGCTCATATCAGTCGTAAATTTGCTGATCGCGTCCTTGATCGCACCAGTTGCAGCTGTCCCGCCGTAGGCCCCAAGTGCACTGTCAGCATTGGAGTCCTGCTTAGAGTCCTCGATGATGATGACCGTGTTTCCTGCACCACCAGAATTTGTTGAACCGGCTCCACTCTGTCCGGGACTTACTCCATACTGACCGGCTACCTGTGGGACACAAGTAGAAGGAACGCCCTGATTGATAGTATAATCGGCTGTCTTTATGGTGCAACTTGTCAGCAAGCCAACGGTCAAGGCTACTCCTAGAAATCTCTTCATCTCTTCCCCCATATTAAGTTGGTTTTTAATACCATTTATCCGCCCATCCCTTGCAATGCTCAAGCTCGTGCTTCAACAAAAACTCTGGTGACCAAACTTCGCAGGATTGAACGCCACCCTTGCCGTCCGGTCTAACATCAGCACAGGCCCATATTCCACCAAGAAAGATAAGTGAAAAGATAGGCCGCTCCTTGAACATCACCCACTGACAAACTGCTGCAGACATTGGCAATGGTAGCTTATGGATTTTCAAATCTGGAATATTCTGTAACTGTGTCTCATGTGTGAGTCCTGGGAATAACTTTCCTCCAGGCAGTGGTGCGCACCCAAGGAGTTGCGAGATAACGAGCAGGATAGCAATACTCCAAAGGATGCCTGATATGACTTTCTCAGCGAAGGTCACTTCGGCGTAACCTTAATAATCGTCGGTTTCGGACCCCAGTCATTCAGCACATAAGGCGCTGAGTGTGGAGACTCTCCACCATCTGCGAAGGTAGCCGTCAGAGTGAATGATGTAGACTTATTCACCAACACCACATCACATGAACCAATCCTGACAATAGCTGTAGCCCATGTACATACCGCTGATCCATCTTGGTAGAGCTTAAATCCAGTGTGCGACATATCGGCAGGAGGAACATACTCCCACTCAACAGTCAGATTGCGCTGCCATCCAGGAGCAGCAGAGATTGAAAAAGGGATCAGAACAAACAACAAAATAAGTAGGAATTTCTTCATATCGTTTTCTCCTCACTACATTTCCAGATATTAGGAACTTCAACCCCATCCACAACAGTCGGTTGCCAGATATTCGGCCGGTCCCGGATGCACAGATCAAACCGCCTGCCCAGCCATTCAGGCAGCAGCCAGATCATGCCCCCACCACCCGATCATCTCTGGCCTGTCCCTCAGCGCTTCCGTCCACTGATCGAACAATCATCCCGCGTGGCCCGACCCGTATCTTCGCTGTCGGCACCAGCGTAGCCAGATTGACCGAGGCGTTGTTGGTGAACTCGGGGATGAGCTGGAAGTCTGCGCCGAGTGGGGCCTGGAAGTTGCCGGTCGGGAAGACTGTGCCGTCGAAGGGGCCGTCTATGCCGAGTGGGCCGATATGTTGCAGGGGTGCTCTAATCATAACAATGCCTCAATTGCCGCTTTGTATGTCGGCATCAATGTCTGTTGTCCGAGTAAGGTTGGATGCAATCCATCTGCGTACAGGGATACATCGTAGGCTGCTGCATCTGGTCCCATTACAGGATCTGCTGCAAAATCACACACTGAGTGAATCAGTCCACCTCCAACACTATTTCGGATGAGGGTGTTAGCTGCTGCGCGGTTGACATTATATGCAGCGTTCTGCTGAGGGGTTAAGGTGCAGACGACTATTTTTAAGTTGCTCATAGCCGTCTTTCGATCTTGCATGTATGAAGTCAATTGGCTCCACCACTCTGTCAGTCCCAATAAATTAAGGTCATTCGCCCCGATTAATATAGTGAGGATGTTGTTGTAATTTTCCCTCGCGGAAAAGAAGGCATCAGTCACGCCAGCGCGTGTTTCAAGGGTCGTTATATGACTGCCGCCTGTCGATATGTTTGTCTGGTTGACTGCTGTGGAATATCCGTCAAGATAAGCCAGTGTTACATAGCCTCCTCCAGGAGCGGAAATTTTAGCTGTTATCGAGTCACCCTCAGAGCATAGGGCAGGTTTTATCCCTGTGGTTATCGACCTTGCAGACATGGCCGTTCCGATCTGCTCGGTCATCGTTATAATATCCTGCTGACTATGCGCTATCCGATAAAATGCAGCATAAGAAAAATCCCCTGGCCAGTACGTAGCAGCGATATGCACCGAAAGGTACAGCGCTTTAAGTGTTACCGTTAGGTCCGCCGCTGCCGTGCTCCTGTAAACCACTCCGTCTGTGAATACATACAAATATGTCCCATCGTATTTAAACCCGACAACGTGGAAATTTCCGTCATACACAGATATCTCGTTGTCGCACCGGAAGGTCTTCGTTGAGAATTTTCCTTCAAGCGCCTTTTCCCTTGTAAGTAAATAGAACAATGGGATCTGACCTGAGAACGCGGTATCCTCGCAAATCGCCCCCCAGTTTGCCAGATACTCAACTCCGGTTTTACGCACCACAAAATAGGCTGTGAACGCGGCCAAAGTCTTAGGCGTGTCAGAGTACGAAGATAAATAAAATTTATTCCCTTGGCAATTTACCCCGTAGTTATTCCATGCCGGGACAACAGATGCACCGTAAGCATTGCCGAGGACCATCTTATAGTCGTTTGCTTCATAAGTCGCTGCAACTACTCCGGCGACAAGCATTGGCCTACGGAAAAATAATAGGTCTGCGCTCTCTCCTGCCGCATTTGTAATCAGCCTCAGCGCGGATAGATCACCAACAGCCAGCAAAGAAAAAGTGAATGTTGCCAGTTCCCAGTCAGTAACTGTTATATCAGGGGATGTTGGGAAGCCCAATCCAGGGCCTCCGACAACAAAACGAAAACTTTGAGGTGCCCCGGTGTTTGATTTTACATACAATGATATTGTATATGTTCCTGCCGATGGACACCTTGCCTTGCTACTACCGATGTCTATGCGCGATGTTCCGTCAACAAAGATTACCCTTGAGGATAGGTCGGTAGTATTTATTCCCGTTGGCTTGTCTTCTGAGAAATTTGCCGTCAGGGTAGCATTGATGTTGGATGTGAACAGAGTAGTAATTGGCTCCATATACGGAACCATGTCGGCTATTCCGTCAATCGTTGGAGAAACTTGGTTGACTACTGTCTGTCCTGATCCTTCATTCAGCAAATATTCAGCAAATTTGAAATCACCCAGGACTGGAATATAGGCAGCACACCCAGAGCCATCAACCAGCGCAGGTATTCTCCACCCCGCCCCGATAACATCCCCCCCAGCATCATCCAGATACTGTGACCCATCTGCAACCGAGAACCCAACCTCATTGGCGTAGTTCGTCCCGCTGCCATCCAACCGCTCAGTAATCGTCGTACCCATGATTCCGATCAGGTGATGGCCATTACCGCTGGCATCAAGCTCCGTCCATGTGGTTATCGGAGGATCTTTAACAGGAGGGCCAACATTAATCCCCGGCCAGTACGCCCAGTCCTCGCTCTCACGATGCACCCAGATGTCCCAGCAATTTGGATCGGCTGGAAAGCTCAAGATGCCGTTGACCGTGCAACTGGGACCAGTCGGGCCGCTGAAGGTGATGGTGTCGGTGGTGAGCAGGCCGGGCACTGGGTAATCTCCTGCTGCGCCGGAGAAGCCTGAACTCTTTACTTGCTGGGTGGTGTGATTAGCATACGGATAGTAAGCAACTAACTTACCATCCGCAATATTTCCTTTATACCAAGCAAGCAAATTTGCAACGTCCGGCATGAGACCACCATACCGATTCATTCCAATCACAGAATTATTAAATGGCCCTACAAGAGGTGAACTAAACATTATTCAAACCCTATTCCAAAGGCATTGCCAATACTTTCAGGTTTAGCTATTCTATATGTTCCACGAAAAGGAATACTTCTTCGATTATTATTAACATCTAAAACATACGTAATACCATCATAGACAAGCGGAGTCCAATCAGTATCAGTATCCACGGCAGGACTTTCTACCTTAGGAATTTCAATAGCAACAGATTCAGTAGTAACAAGTCCTATGATAGAAACTGATCCATTAAGATTCAAGTTATCAATAATTAAAATCTTATTTGCAGCAGCAGTTGTCGATGCTATTAATGTTTTTGCCCTCATAATATCTCCTATATGTTAATCGTTATGATATGAAAGTTTATATTAACACAAAACCTGTAATAATAAAGTTTCCCTTATTATTACAAGTTCTTTTTTAATATGCCCGAAGCAACATATAACTGAATGCATGAGCGTTACTTGGATCAGCCGAACAAGTGACAGTCATAGTATCAGCAGTCATCACTACCTTGAGAATGCTATCCGTATCATTCGTAGTATTATAAATGACGATAGGAATATCAGTTGCAAGAGCACCAGAAATAGTAACTGCTTCAGCCGCTGCACCACCAACAGTGGTATGAGTACCTGCATATGCAATATAATGACTTGGCTTGAACGTTCCACGAGGTCTGATAACAACATAGTGAAGACTGTGAACAGTGCTTGGATCAGCAGAACAAGTTACCGTAATAGTATTAGCAGTACAAACTATATCACTAATAGTATCAGTATCATTTGTTGCACCATAATTAACAAAAGCCATATCAGTAGCAAGCACGCCTGCAACTGTAATAGCCTCAGCAGCAGCACCGCCAGCCGTAGTATGAGTTCCTGCAGCTACAATATCCCACTCAGGAATACATCTATTCCTCAGCAATGCATAATCATATCCATGCGCTGTACTAGGATCTGCACTACCTACAATAGTAATTGTACTATCAGTAGCTATAGCAGAGACTATCTGATCATTATCATCAGAAACTTCATGATTAACAATAGCTATGTCAGTGGAAAGAATTAGTCCACTTCTGGTAATTACTTCAGTAGTATCACCTCCGGCAGAAGTAACTGGCCCCTCAGCCAACTTGATCCCATAACCATAAGTAGGACCAACAGGAACAAACAAGCACGATGCAGCAGTGCCCATATTTATCCATTGAGCCGCTTGTCCAAGAGCTACATCAGTCTTAGTGAATGTACAGCCGGGATTGTATCCAGCAAGTCCAGATGCAGGAACCGTTGATCCAGCTGCCATAGATCTATTTCTGGAAGTATCACATGTAATGCCGTTTGGAAAGTTTGTTACACCCATAATTTCCTCCACTGGAACAATTCTTCTTATCTCAAAGAACTGCCTGAAAGATTTTAACTTTCATTTACCCACTTTATTAAGACCGTTCTAAGCTCATCACAAAGAACGGTCAGTTGCCAGCGTTAGTCTTGGCTGTTCACTTATGAACACCAAGTTATTATGCAGCACCAGGAGAACCAAAAATACCTCGCGGATCAGACCAACCAAACGAACCACGGAAAGTTGCTTTGAACTTGGCATTCTCAGTATCGAAGTCATTCTCAGTACCAAACGCATCCGGCCGACGTTCCATATACTTCAGGCCGTCTGGACAGTTAGTCTTAATAAACCATGCATCACTATCCGTCAAGTAATGATTCACAGCAATGCCTTGTGGAAACTTCTTCGATGCCCGAATAGCATTGATATCATTATTTGCTGTGCCGGACTGTCCAATAGATTCGAGAATCCGCATAGCGTCAAACTCAAGAGCAGTCGGGATGATCAACTTCTGGGGCATAATCGCAATCTTAAGTCCACGATCAGTTGTGAACGCAGCAATATCAATGCAAGCCTGCTCGAGAGCAGCTTCACTAAGATCTGCGGCAGTAGCAAGTTCATTACGCCAAGTTCCGCCGGACTTATTCGGATGATCAGTAGCACAAAGCTCCTTGCCATCACTATTAGTTCCCATAGTATAAGTAGAGGTAAATGCCCGATTGAGAACGTTCGCGCCAATAATCTCTTTGGTCTGCCGGATGGAGAAGGCAAGTGCATTTGCACGACGCAGCGCGACTGTTACTGCAATGCCATCTTCGTACATTTCCCGAGTAATAATAAACCCGAGGCCGTACGTTACATGAGTGTAGCGACTAACAAAGCCCTGCTCCTGCTCATCATACGCAATCCCTGCACCTTCAGTCTTTACAGCCGCAAGACCAAAACCAGTTACGCCAGCTTCCTCTTCGAAAGCCTTTGTAGAGTTAGTTTTTTCAAAAATGTCCAAATATTCAATCGGATACTCTTTATATTTCTGTCCGAACCAAGTCTTTACACCAGGCACAAGATCTTTTGCAAAATTACTAGTAGTAATAATACTCATTTGTATGCTCCTTTAAATGATGATTAAATAGCCAAAGTTAAAAGCCAACTAATTAAACATCAGTTGAAATAGTCAGGCCAAGCTCATGCTCTCCGAAAAGAATTTCCCACTTGGCATAATCACCAAGCTCGTTATCTTCTCGATTAGCCAACCGCAAAATTCTACAATTACCACTGGTGTCAGTTGCAGTATCGCTGGAGTCAAGTTCCATGGCAGACTTGCCAGTAGCCGTTGAGCCGGAGCCAACTACAAAGTTAGTAGAAAGTCCAACCATTGCAGCAGTAATAGAGTTGGCATCACTATCTTCTTGGACTTCAAAAATAACCTGAGGATCATCAACTACCAGGCAATACATTGCAGTAGCTGCCGGACGATATGCACGAAGCGGAGTATCAGCCTGAATCATCACATAAGGATTATCACCAAAACCAATTATAACACCTCTCACTGCAGCACCAGCAGTAGCTTGAGTGACAGTAGGATACTTGCCAGTAGTATCTGCAGATCCAGCACTTTTAACTGCATCACCTTTAAAAGTAGCTACGTTATCCGTAGACGGAATGTAATAAACATTTGCCTGACCGTTCCAAGGAGACCCGTTTAAATGTTTTACCGGTTTAAAACCGAAAGGAGTATCAAGATTTGCCATATTTTTTACCTCAACAAAAATTTAAATTTTACGAAATAGTCACACTTCCAGACAAGCCATCTTTACCCTCGCCACGAGAGTTCCGCTTAATTTGGCTTTCTACCTCACTAATCTTGGCTTGTGATTCGGCTCGGTCTGCCTCATAAATCTCTTCTGGGATCTCCATTAGAACAGCCCTTTGATTGTTACCTACACTCGGGTTGGTGGTACTACCAATTTGAGTAGGCCTTCCAATCTTCGAGTCTCCAACAGGTGAGCCATCATCAACAGCGTTCCATCCAGCAGCCTTAAACATCTGAATGCGATCTCCAGTGTCATTAACAAATCGGCGCACGAAACCGACCTTCTTCGGTGCAGTCAAGATATTCCTCGATCCAAGAGGAATTCTCTTACGCGGTTGCTCGCTTTTAACACTCTCTATTTTATTTGCCTGCTCTGTCATAACATAATCCTCTTATTATTCTTGCATACTTGCAATATCTTTAATGTATTGTTCTTCGGACATAATTCCTCCGCGAACAAATTGATTCATGATACTAACTTGGTCAGGCGTCAGATCAGCTTTACTGAAAGAAGTTGAGGCACCTTTATTGTTTGATCCTTTGTCAACTGGAGAAACAGGCCCGATTGGTTTCGTTACAACATTGGCAACTGTTCCAGGTTTGTTAGAAGCAAACTTTTCTGGAAAAACCTCCTGAACTTTCTGCCGTACCAGTGCATAAATCCTCGGAAGAGGAGCACCTACATAATTCTGCGCCACACTATCAGCGAACTGTGCCATCTCATTGTCTTCCAAGTACCATTGATTATCCGTAATCCACTCGTCATAGACAGGATTTTCAACAGTACCAGACTTGCTACTATCATTAATTTTTGGCGCAGCAAGATCATTTTTCTTAGCCTCGATCTGTGCATCCAATTCTTCAACTTTATCAACATCAGCAAGCTCAATAGCCGACTTGCGTTCCTTCTTAAGAGTTTCTATTTCAGCAGTTAGTTTTTTAACTTCAGTTTGATAAACTTTCTCATTGTGTTCCTTCAATGCATTTACAGATGCCTGAACAGCACTAAGGTTCTCCTTTAAATCTTTGTTATGCTTACTCATTGCCTTCTGAATGTCTTTCGACCTCAGAATATATGTGACTGCATCAACTGCATCTTCACCTACATGATCAGCACGCCAGCCAAGTTGTGAAGCAAGTTCTTCTACAGAAGGAGCAATCTTGGTTTGATCAGAATCAGCATTACCATTAGGGGTTTTCGTTTGATTGGAAGATTGATCATCACCAGAGCTGGCTACCACAACAGATTCGCTGGACTTACCAGTGCTGTCTGTTGCTTCTGTAGAAGAACTATCAGTTGCTTCGGCTGCCATAATAATGTCTTGCACAAATTCTTCTGCCATAATAACACCTATTTAAAAGAGTAACCGAGCCAAAACATCATTGTCATTAATCAATACATAAGATTCATCATCCTTGCCAGGCATTGACACGCCAGCATATCGGGAGTAACTAATCTTATCGCCTACTTCCGCCCAGGCTACTCCGTCATCAAGGTCTTTCCAGGCAGTGGGGCCGATGGCAATCAAGGTGCCGACTGTAGCTGCTTGCTGTTCTTTTTCCCGAATTGTCTCAGGCAAATAGATTCCGCCCTTAGTCTTTTCTTCAACCTTTTCAGGAAGTACTAACAAATGCCCGCCAGTCGGAATAATACCAGATTGATTAATATCCATAATGTGTTCGTCACTCATAATTATTACCCTTTTAAATAATTGTTATTCTCAATAACCACTTATCTCATCAACTTCATTCTCTACAGAGTCACCTTCAAAAGAAATATTAAGAAGCTGATCCAGGCCGTTTATTTGGCCAACTGCTCTGTTAGTAAATCCATGTGTTGCCTGTGCATCTGGACCTATGCTATTTCCATTAGCAAGCTGATCAACTATGGACTGCCTAGTCTTTTTAAGCTCAGCAAAAAGCTCTTTCGTTACTGGATGATTTTTCCACTCTTGGAATTGTTCACTGGTTAGCATCGTGATATCCTTAGTCTTGATTAGCTTTCTCCAATTCTTTCTTTCTCTTATTTGCAGCAGTTGTTACATTCCCAGCATAAAAAACATTCTTGTCTGGAGCATCATTCTTGTTTTTACCCAAACCAAGTGCACGTAAAAAAGAAAACGTGCTCTTCTTTTTCTTTCCTAATTCATCCATATTGTCTCCTTAACTATATTCACGTTTCACCGTGCTTTCTTTTAATCCACCAGGTGCTTTGCCTAAGCTTTGCTGACTTCGCCCAAGCTCAAGTTGCCCAGAAATTTGCTTATCTTTAAGAGCTAAATCTATCTTATCATTATCCATTTCTTCAATGGTCTTCTCTTGTTCAAGTTGAGCCTTTGGAATCTCTGCTAAAATCTTTTGAGTTTCTGCTCTAAGCTTTTCAATTTTCGCATTCAGTTCATCAACTTCGACTTGCAATTTCTTCACAGTTAATTCTTTCTCAGGATCAGATTGATCTTCTACAGGAAAGAACCGCTCAACATCTTCGATATCAAGTGCAAGTAAGTATTGCCGCAAGATTTCCTGATCATTAAGTCCTTGGCCTCGCAACTCTAGCATAGCTTTTGCCTTGAGCAACCTCTGCATCATTGTCGTGCTGTTCGGATCACTAACCGGAACAACATCGAAATCGGCACTAGAGAAGTCAGCCTGAACAATTGCAGCACTATCATCCAGGACAACACTATAAGTCATCTGGTCTAGATAAAGAGCATTCAACCTCCGTAACTTTATGAACTCTTTATACTGGCTACGATACAACCGCTTGTGGATTGCACTATAGACTTGCAGTCCCTGCTCGATCAATGCAAGTACCGATTCAGCCGGAACATTTGCGCCTGGAGAGTTACCAGCAAGAATCTCTGTCATGCCGGCAAGTTCTTTGCCACTCTCGATTAACAGGCCGAGCAATTGGAAGAGAACATTACTGGGCTCACGTACTGGCATGGGGAAGATATTCTTGCGCAGATCATCTCCGGTAGCATCAACTGGTTTCCATTCGCCAGATTTGACTTGAATGGATTTGCCACTACCGAGCTTAAGTCCTCTCCCTAGGAAACCAGACTGTCGATTTGATAACGTCCCGGCATCGAGAAGCTGATTAATAACTGTGTTTATAGCAGAGTTGCTGCTCATCAAAAGAGAGCCAAACCCCATACCATAAAAGCCGCCATCAATCGCAGGCATGAAAATAAATCGAGTAAAATATTGCTCCGGGATGATCTTAACAATCGGTCCGTTCGGATCAACTACTCCAGCTTCATCAGACTTACGAATAATTCCATCCGTAGCAAACCGAGGTGATATGCGAACTAACTTCTGTGATTGATCATGGACAGTTACTACATACGGTTCTTGATAGCCATCACCATCTAGGTCGTACCACCGATGTTGTTCAAGAAACAAATGTGGAGTATCTTCATCTACATCGGCAGTCTTATCGCTAGTTGCTTGTCCAAGTTCTGCTACATCAAACTTGATAAAGATCCCAGAATTGATGCGCTCAACGATTTCATTATGATACAAATAGATTCTATGTGTAACTCGTGGAGCCCTCTCAAGTGATTCGGCAAAATAATTTACAACCAAATCATCAGCGAAGACTATCTGAGATACTGACTTCCGTTCAATTGCATCGAAGTAACTCTTTTTAAATACACAACCAATTGCTGGTAACGTAAAAAGTAGCTGATCAACGCCCTCTTCCCAATCTTCCATTAGTGACAGAAGCTGGAAAGACATAAACTGCGAAATTCGTTGAGCTTTGTCGAACTTAATATTGTCCGGATCAGATCCAACTACTTTACCTTTGACAACTTCGTTACCTTTGATAAGTTCTGGATATGCTCTGGCAGCAAACTGGATACATGCATTAATTATTAAGGGGTACTTAACATTGGCAACGACCTCACCAGCATAAACCTTTTTCTTTACGAGCAGCTTCGCTAGGTCAATGATCTGCACATTAAGTGCTTCCCATTCTGTGCGGCTAGCTAGATCGAGCTTGTAGCCTTCTAGTACTTTTGTCGTAATATCTGCTAAGGTTTCCTTATTTTGTTTATCTGCCAAGTTTGTGATGAGGACAACTGCTTCAGCACGCAGGGCTTCTTTCTCAACCAGAGCAGTCATCATAGGATCAACTTGAACTGGATTTATAATATCTTCGATGGGTTCTTCAGTTGCCCAAAATGGAACTTGACCCATTAAGCTTGCCTGTTCATCGTCTGGTAGATTACTGCCGGTATTAAGGGTTGAGTTGGTTCGTGTAGGCGACTTCGTCGCTTGGCCAGCTATAATTGCATTCGCCATCGGAGTCGCTGGATTGCCTGGATCAACAAGTTCCTCTACAGGAAATTCAAAACCATTATTAGCCATTATTAATTTCCTGCAGAGTCAAATATATTATTTAGAATTTAATTTACTTTGTGTCTGTGTAATATCTGCTTTTATCGCTAATACATGAGCAAGATTCGATGCTGCTTGAGTAAGTTTTAATGCATCATCTGATTTTACATCTTTAGTAATTCTTTCAGCCAATAATTTTATTGCCTCTTCAATTTTCTTTTCCATGGGTTTTACCTCCAAAGAATTTTAATACCAGATTTATTCAGGAACCTGGTTTACCTGTTAAAAATTTTAAATTATTTTATTAGTATTCCGTAAAGAGCAAGTAGAGTGAAAATATGTGTAGGCGACTTCGTCGCTTGTGTCTGCTTTCTCAACTCTGATTACTTTTGTCATTTTCTTTTCTCCAAAACTTTTTAAGTGGCTTACTTGCAGAAGCAACAAACTCACCTGCTCTTGCTATGATTTCTGAAAAGTCACTATGCTGAAAAAAGAAGTAAAGTCTATTAGAATCTCTTGACATATCTAAGTTTGGATAAAATCTGAAACCCATTTCAATACAAACAAATTCAATAGATTCATGCATTAAAACAGAAAGGCATTCATGCCACTTATTAGTTTTAATACCCACTCTAATTTCAGCTGATCCTGATTTTGGTAAACAAGTAAGACTCCCACCACTTTCTTGCATAGCAATTAGTTTTACTCTTCTAAGACCAAGCTCGAACTCTCCAAGAATCTTTTCACCTTTCATAATGTTCTCATTGCTTAATAACCTGTAACCAGACTTGCTTCTTGATGATTGTAAAGTTCGCTTTCTTCCCATGCCTGAAATTCCCAATATGGCTTGGCGATCGCTCGCTTGAGGCCAGACATAACTAGATATCGAGTGCAGTCCATAAGGTGATCGCGATCTTTAACTATCTGCCCATTCTCATCCCGGCGATAAATCCTGAACTCTGAAAACCAATTAACCAACGAACCAAATACTTTCAATCGGTTGGTACTAAGCATTTGCCATACAGCATATAAGCCGGCTTCAACAGATTTGTTAGCATTTTCGAGGTCAAGACCTAATCCTAGGTATTGTTCAAAAAGTTGCTTACCATCATCTTGACTGCGTCCATGTGCAGCTGAATCAACTACGCCTGGAATCCAATTTCCTCGAGCCTTAATAGCATCCGCATGGATCAGTGGCAACTGTTGGCCCTGATAATATTCGGAATACAGATAAGTTATGTTGCTGGTAGGATCTGTGGCTGCCCAAACAGTTGCAGTCTTCTTCCAGCCTACATCCAACGCATAGCAACGGAGCCAATGATCTGGGATGGCAAAATCAGCGACTGTAATATTACTTTCGAGGATTGGATAAATTGCACCAGCTCCCAACTGCGGAACGCCTTTCGACCTGGCGTCACGTTGATGTGGTGGTAAGGCTGCCCAGAGTTTGTCTTTCTGTTCTTTGGTTAAGTGTGGAGCATCATCCCATGTAGCTTGAATAAGGAACTTACTGCCTTCTTGATTATCCTCAATCTTTCCGTTTGGCATAAACTGAAGAACAGTATCAGTTAGGCCCTCTAACGGTGTGAAGGTAAGCATGATTAGACCATTCGTTGTCATGGTCCTGGTTATACATTCAGTATAGATTGGCAATGGACATTCTTCATCCAGCCAAATTAAATCCTGCTCTGTGCCTTCAAAAGACTTGCGGCCTTCTGCATAAGACTTGATCTTAATCCGAGATATGCCACCAGAGATATGCTTGACCAATATCATGTCTATGGCGTTCGCAACTCCGCCGGCCTTAGGAGATGTCTTTATTATATACTTTTCTGGTATGAGTCCAGTACCATACTCTTCAGGATTGCCAATAAGCTTATATTGTACGATGTCCCTGGCAGTTGTACTGGTTGTTCCACAGGCCCAGATGGAAACTGGTTTGGTGAAACGCTTTCCAGTCCACCAAGCAGGATATCTTCCGGTGGCATGAAGAGTTGTTTCGTATGCACCAATTCCTTCGCTTTTTCCAATTCGGTTTGCAGCCATGATACAGCGTTCACTAAATGTGCTGCCGGCTGCAAAGAACTGCATGTGCTTAGGGTAGTTATGCCGACTCAGCTCGCCGTCATCTGGATAATACTGGACTATCTTATTTTGCTTGATCCGAATGTTTTTGGCTTGCAATAGTTTGAGGTATTGCTCTTTGCGGTCTCTATCAAGGTGGGAAAGATCCATCATTATGACCTTTTAATATTGTGAAAGGGATCAAATGATAGGTCTTCTAAAATTGAGGTGTCTTCCATCAGAAGGGGCTCTTCAAAAGATTCGTCAGGAATAAATAGGCCAGCTTGTTCTTCAGTACAGAACAAATCTTCCAGAGATAAATCATCCTCGTTGGCAGTATTCGTGACAACAGCATGATCTGAAGTAAGAGGAATGGTCGTAAATGATAAGTTTTGTCGTAAGGATTTTTTAATCTCTGGAAGATTTTTACCACCAGTACGGTTGATAGCTTCTTCGATTGCAGCTATCTCAGCATCGAGTTCTTCATCAGTTTTGGTTTGCAGCGTCATGTCGATGTTCAAACGATCTGGAGCCTTATAACCATTGCGATCAAGCACATCTTTGGCTGCATTAAACTGTACGGATGCTGGAACAGCTTTGCGGGAACTCGAGTTGAGAAGATGCTCGAAGGTTGCTAGCGCCTCCTTGTTGAGGCTGACTAGCTTTTTACGAACGTCCAAAGTTGCTTCGTGCGCCCTGTCTTGAAGGCCATTTAAGTAAGCTTGACCTAACGGTGAACGCAGAATTGTAGATACGGATGATTGTGCCATGCCAAGACGCTCAGCGATTTCCTGATTCTTATAACCATTAAAGGCCATCTGAATTATGTTGCGGTGCTGAGATTTGAGTTCTTTCAACATGGTTGACAGCTTTACAGGTGAAGTGGGTTAAATGGATGTTGTGAACCTTTTGGAATTGTCTTATTTTACGTTGACATATTATAGTGAAAAGGTCAATATTAAAATGCATAAGGACTTAATTTTCCTGCTTTTTCCATAATGCCGGCAAACATATTGAGCCTCCTATAATATCTAAGGGCTGGCTGTTTTGCTAAGGCTACCAAGTTTCTATGTAAACCAAGTTGATTACTTATGCCAGTTTAATTGTTCCCTACTTGATGTTCATTTATGAACGAGGTTGGTAATTGTCCGGATTGACGGCAATGTGAAGTTGGTTATTTCTGCAACTCTATATAGAAAGCCTAATCCACTACAGAGAGATCGAGGCATCCACACGCAAGCAGGTTACACACAAGAAAGATTGTTCCCGCGACATACGTCGCAATCATACAAGAGTTACACCAGGCAAGCAGGTAATCCTGGCAAACTGTGGAACAATCCAACAAGGGAAATATTTTAACATGATGGTCCTGGCAGACTGTCGAGCATCATACAAGTTGTACCAGGCTATATTGCCAATGACCAGGCAAGGTGTACCAGGCAGAATGGACATGCAAAATAAATCTTGACAGCCTGAACATGGGGAAGTATTGTAATTGGGAAAGGTCAAGCAATTGGGAAATGAAACAAGGTGCAAAATAATTCTTGACAAGACTTTCCCCGTTTGGTACAAGTAAACATGATTAAGATTTATAGTTGGCTGAAACGGGATAGTTAGAGCGGTCAAACCTTTGCAACGGAGAATATCATGACGACAAGAGAAATATTGAACCAATTACCACAACTTGAACAGATGGTAATATTTGCTTGTATTCATCATTGCGCTGTATTACCAAAAGAAGAAAGGGAAAGATTTGTTAAAGATTATGGTGAAAAGACAGATAGAGAATTGACAAAACTTATAGGTAAACTTTTGGATAAATAAACTTGACATACCTTTCCACAGGTGATAAACAGTAATTGTCAGGCTGGAAATGGTTCTGGCCACTCGTAGTCTAACCATCATAAAGGAGTTTTATCATGGCACAATCTATTTTTGTAACACTGGATACGTTGAAAACAGAGACTTCAGTCCCGGCGGTTGGCATCATGGTACAGCACACTTTGCCAAGAAGAATCTTTCCGACAAGCGAACAATTTAGCGACGAGGAAAAGTTGGTTGCTTGGGCAAAGGAAAGCGGATGCCTTCATGCATGTTTGCAGAAAGGTGTACAGGCAAAACTTATTGATGCACGAGCAACCTTTAAGGCAACAAAGAAAGGTGCCGAATGGTCGCCTGAGCTTGGTCAAGAAAACGTGGACAAGATGAAATGGGAAGCTGCTGAACGTCCGGCAAGCGCCAAGAGTGACGAACAGAAAGCAATTGAGGCAATGGCCAAACTTAGCCCGGAACAACTTGCGGCAATTATCGCAGGTATGTCGGCTAACAATTAGCAACCATTCAACTCGGGCATAGTCCATGCGATTGTGCCCGAGCCTGGAGGTGTAGCCATGCAATATTCTAAACGATTCATAGCTTTCTTTAATCGTAAATCAGCCCCTTATCTGCCTGAATGGGTTATCGAAGCATGGTATCAGCAATTTAATGAAGTTGACTTCCACCTGGTGAAACCATGAAAATTACTAAGCTTGCAAAGGATGTTTCTTATGGCATTAGTTTTGCTAAAGCAATTAAGTTGACTTCAGATCGTGAGGAGATGAAAATTGTCCGGTGCATCTTATGTCAAGACTGCCATAATGTTAGCCGGGTCTTACAATATCTTGGCCTGATGCCTGAACGATACAACAAGGCCATTCAGACGGGCATTTGTATTGAACTGACTAGATAAAGGTGATATAATGACAACTTATGAAAAGATGATTGAAGTAGCTGTACAGGTTATCCAGGAATCTAAAGACTGGCATCCAGACAAAAAACGTATTGAGGCTAATAATTGGGCAGATGAAATGTTCTACACTGATAGTGAATTGGAAAAGGTTATTTGTGATATAGTAATAAGAATTTTAACTAAAGAATGAAACAATAAAAAAGCCTAACAACCTGTTATCAGTCTAGCCCGATTAGGTTCCTGTAACCTTTTCGGGCTTTTCTTATTGCTAATGCCTAACAACCTGTAAAATGCCTAACAACCTTGCTTGCATGACTAGCGATTATATGATGGTTGTATGGCTGTTCGATGGTGAACAGGAATAACACGACCAAGGGTGTCCAGGTGGTGACAACCGTAATCAAACGTGACCAAAGGTGTCCAAAGGTGGACACTTGGACACACATAAATGGCACCAAACGGACACTAAACGTATACACCTGTCACCAGTAGGCACCGGCTGGACACGCATAATTGGCACCGGCTGTCACCGTATTGGCACCACATGGCCACAGGTAAGCTAGAAAAAGGTAATTATTTCAAAGAGTTACGAACCTGTGTGTCCAAAAGTGGCCAATAGTGTCCAACCGTACACCACCCCCCTGTGTCATGAAGGGAGAGGGGTGTCTGTTTTAGTATTTAATTTTTTTATTAAATACTTAAATACGAGGTCCAGAGACGGGGGGGAGGTGTACGCGTGGACTCTTTTGACGCCAACCGTACACAGCCCTCAAATTCCCCAACAATATCAACCACTTACACAAGCAACCTGTCACCAAACGTCACCAAACGGCACCAAAACATAACCATCCGTCACCAAAAAATGTCACCACCCGTAACCAAACCCTTGACAAACGTCACCAACCCGTGCTATACTGTCACCAAGCGTCACCACAGGTCACCAACCGACCAACGCACCACAACCTCAACTAACGGAGCAACCATTATGTCAAGCCCTCACATGTCCTTTCGCCTAAACCATTACCAACTCGCCAAAGCATTAAGAATACTCGTCACTCTTGAACCCGACCAACCAATAGCATCATTATCCCAGGCAGCCAAGCTAATAATCATCGACTGGATATCAAAGCATTCAATCCACACATCGTTAGAATGTGCTCAAGCAGACATAAAAGCCATTGAGACAATCATCTCTCTGCCTGTAGATCGAATCGACCCATATACAACCATTCGGCAGATTATGGCACAAGCAAAGGCACAATCTCAACCATTCCAGGCACAGCAAGAATTTCAGATAAAAGAACAGGCACAGAAATCAGCCCAACAAATACAAAGAGATATCGAAGACGCCAGACTCTTCGAGCAGCTCAGACGTGAACATGCATTAAAAGAAGCACAAGAATTAAAAGAAAAAGAGATTGATACCCAAATAGAGTTATCTTTTCAAACAAGACAAACTCGCCTCAAACCATCAGAATTTCATGATCCGAATAACACAGAGTCAGAAATATCAACTATAACTGATTTCAGCCCGCCGAAAGATTGGATTGATAGCGAGGAATAAGCACAACGAATGGACGGGCATAACGTAGTGAAATTACACAGTTTTTCCGTTATGCCCGCCAACACGCCAGAACGACCAACACGCCATCCGCTACACGGACATACCACCATACCCGTTTTCCCGGTCCGGCCTGCTACGGGCATCCTACGCCTTTCCTGGCCCTATTCAGCCCAGCCACCATACTATATACACGCCACCGACCAACTACCACAACGTAGCACCCGCCACAACCGTAAACCGTACACGTGTTTTTCCGTTGACAAACCCTATTGTATACGGTACACTATACTATACACTATCCAGAACCTCACAAATGGTATGGCCAGGGCGTGATGAAGGATGTCATTCTGGTAAGTATTAAATAAAAGTATTTTAATTAGCCTTTAGATCAACATTCCTAGACAAGGAGAAACATCATGAGTGACTTTTCACCATTTGCAGAAGCAATAAATAGCAACTTTCAACTTCTCTCTAACAAATCAAACCTTTTCCGCACAACAATATCTGGAGAAACTCTTTATTCTGAATACTTAAAAGCTTTTCCTGAAGGTACAAATAAAATATTTCGACAAAGATCAGAACATGATTGCCAGGCTTGCCGCAGCTTCATTAAAGCAATCGGCAATGTTGTGGCAATTCAAGATGAAAAGCAGATATCAATCTGGAATCTTCCAAACCTTGAATTTCCTTACAATCAAGTGGCATCAAAACTAGCAATACTCGTAGAAGCCAGTACAATTGAAAGTATTTTTCTTACTACAGAATCTAGTGCTGGAAGAAAGCCAAATAAAGACAATTATAATGAGGCTATAACTTGGCATCACTTCTATTCAGCTATGCCTAAACAACTTGTTTGCAAAGATTCAATTATTGGAACCAAATTTAGTGAATCAAATACAAATGCAGAAATGTTCAAACGAGCATTAACAGAAATCAATCCCGATGCTGTAGAAACTGTAATTGACCTAATTAATCAAAATTCAATATACAGAGGCTCAGAATTCCTTAACTTAGTAAAAGATTTTGATATTTATCAAAAACAATATCTTGCTACAGAAAACAAAGCAATCTTTCCTTGGCAAAATATCAAAGCATCTTCAGTAAGAATAAGAAACACAGTAATTGGAACATTGTTAGTTGATCTTTCTGAAGGAAAAGATATTAACATTGCCGTAAGTGCTTACGAATCAAAAGTTGCTCCACAAAACTATCAGAGACCTTCAGCAGTTATAACACCAAAAATGATCAAACAAGCACAAGAGAAAATTATTGAACTTGGCTTAGAAAACTCATTACAAAGAAGATTTGCAGTTGCTGAAGATATAAGTATTAATGATGTTATCTTTGCCGACCGTTCAATCAAGTCTGTAATGAAAAGCAGTCCATTTGACTTACTATTAAGTGATCATTCAAATTTACCACAAAACCTAAATAAGATTGACAAAATATCAATAGAAGATTTCGTATCTGGAGTAATTCCAAATGCAGAAAGTATAGAAATTTTGTTTGAAAACAAACATCAAAACAAACTTATGAGTTTAATTGCTCCAGAAGATGCTTCTGCACCATCTTTGTTTCAGTGGGAAAATAACTTTTGTCACGTATATAATGGTAATGTAACTGATTCAATAAAAGAAAGAGTTAAAATTGCCGGTGGGAGGACAGAGAACGTAATAATGAGATTTTCAGCTGCCTGGGATGGAAAAACAGATTTAGATATACATTGCCAAGAACCAAAAAATCATATTTATTATACTTCCGTTAGACTGTGCTTTCCATCATCTGGAATACTCGACGTAGATGCTAATGGTATAGATGGACATAGAGAAAAGCCAGTAGAAAACATCATCTATACAAATAAATGCAAAATGCTTCCAGGTACTTATAAGTTTTACATTCACAACTATCAGCAAAGAGACAATATGCTGAATCCAATCAGAGCAGAGCTTGAACTTGAGGGAAAGCTTTTTACCTTTTCATATTCTAAAGGATTAAGAAATGATGAAGAAGTCACTTTTGTAGAAGTTAGGCTTGACGAAAATGGAACTTTTTCAATAATAAGTAGTCTTCCTCACCAAGAATCAGAAGTAACAGTATGGGGAATTAAAACAACCAAGTTTCACAAAACCAAAATGATTATGTACTCACCAAATTATTGGGAAAATTCTTCTATGCACGGAAACAAGCATATATTCTTTATATTGGATAAATGTTTAAACTTAGAAACCCCAAGAGGATTTTTCAATGAATTCCTTAAGGGGGATTTAAAAACCCATAGAAAAGTCTTCGAAGTCCTTGGCAATAAAATGACAGTATCAAGCTCAAATAATCAGCTTTCTGGACTTGGTTTTTCATTCACTCAGCCTGATGAAATAATCATTAAGGTAAGCGGATCTTTCAACCGTACCATCAAGGTACAATTCTAATACAAGGAGAACATTATGGAACTGTACAAGAAAGCAGCAATTGAAAAGTGGCGTTTTGAGACTATTCAAGGTTCAGTTATGGTTGAAGATTTATTTGATCTTCCTCTCACTTCACGCAGAGCAAATCTTAATGATGTTGCAAAAAGTATTAACAAACAAATCAAAGATGCAGGTGAAGAGGATTTCGTTTCCACCAGTAATAATGTTACCAATGTTTTGCGTGAAAAGCTTGAATTGGTAAAAGATATTATTACTACTAAGCAAGCAGAAATTGAATCCAGGGAAAATGAGCTTGCCCTTATTCAGAGAAAGCAATATTTGAAGTCTTTAATCACTGAAAAGAAAGGAGATATTGATAAAGGCAAATCTTTGGAAGATCTTGAAAAAGAGCTTTCTTCTTTAAATTAACTACCTAATCACCAGGTCAAAGCCCTTGCAATTTTAATGTTTTGACCTGGTTATGAGTTAGTCAATTTAATAACCTCAACAATGGAGACAGACATGAAATCTAATCCAAGTAGCAATAAGAACCATTTCACACCTCTTGAAGCCATGCATACTGAGTCTATTTGTCTGGGAATTCTTTGGGCAATTGGTGCAATAGCTACAGTTGCTTTGCTAGTCTTCTTTGGAATTAACGAAGCAAAGGAAGTATTCCAGCCAATTGTTGAGGCTCTGCAAGTTCATCCATCCAAAATGTAATATTCAACCAAGAAGCAAACATGAACATCATCGACTGGCTTATAACTGATCCATTCAAGCATGATTTCTTATTGATTGCAATTATTCTGTTCGGCGAAGATGAAGTTTATGCAGCAATTAATATGGGCATAGTGCTTGCTGATGACATAGAGATTAAGATCAACATTCAGTAAGGAGATTATAAAATGGAAAATCGAGCAACTTATAATTGGATTTATTGTTTAGCTCAACAATTGGTAATAGATAATCGTAATATGAAAAATAACCAAGGTATTTATTTTAAAATAGAAATATCATGCAATCAGCATGGATATGAAAAGAATGGAAATACTTACCATGAAAAATGGAAAAATAGTGATCGAAATAATGTTCATATTATTGTAGTTAAACCACATAAAGTATTTATTTCAATAGATAATACTTTTAGATGGAGTTCTGAAATAAATGCTCTAATTGTAGAAAACTTTACAAATGCAAGTAATCATGACAGTTGTTGGAAAGATAGTATTGATAGTAAGCTTCACGAACTTTCAATTGCTTCATGGAAAGAAGCATACAAATTCACACCTGAAAAGCATATCCCTGCACCAGTTGCATCAGATATAACTTGTAGTCCTTGTATACTTAATAACAAGTTATTAAAATTTGTTGAAATAGAAACTGAATATCTTCCAAATGATTGTTATCACTACAAAATGAAGAAAATAAAAAAAATTTCTGACCCTGTCATATTACCAAATGTTTAGTTTCGCTGTTCATCTGTGAACGCCCATTACATAAATTCACACTTAGGAGGCCATGTTACAATTATGAAAGGCAAAACGATTCGTTTCTACAACAGATTTGGAACCCATATGGGATGGAAGTATCTTGCCAATGTGACATACTTTGAACTGATTAACTGGCTCAAAGCTGGCAACACCTTGAAATTTCAGAAACAAACCCTGACTAAGCAATCCCACAGTAATGAAATATTTGCAGTCTTACGGAGGTCATAATGACAATGACAGCAGAAGATATTATGTCTTTCCAAGGTCACGAGTTTATCTATGTATTTAGAAATGGTGATACAATGCCAGCATATATTAAGAAAATAGACTTAGATAAAAATATAATATCTTACTGGAGCTTTTCATTAGTTACAAATAATGGATATAAATTTGCTCCCTTAAATGAAGAAGAAAAAACTGAAGGTGCTTGTTGCTTAGGTTTTGCAGAGAGCTTAGATGAAATCTTTGAGATTATTAAAGAAATAAAAACTACTGGAATAATATTATATAAACAAAGAGGTCTTGGAGATTTCGAAGGCTGTCCATTTTAAGGAGCTTAAATATGAAAAAACTCTGTCCAGTTTGCAACACTCTCAATGAAGCAATCGGCTTCAACTTAACAGAAAAAGAAATTCATAACATTAGCAAGATTGGACTGTCCGAACATCTTTGCAAGACTTGCTACCAGAAAGAACTATCCGCATTGTTAGAATCTACCAAAGCTAAACTCATCCCCCTGAATAAGGAAAAAGAAACTACTCAGGCCACATACCATAAAGCTTATGAAGCCTGGAAAGAAGTAGCCAGCATTTACCAGGCCATAGATTACAATCTCAACATGAATAAACATGCAATCAAAATGAAGGAATCAACCAAAATTAGGGTGCCAAAAACCAGTGAACCAGTCAATATTGAACTGCTTTGCCAGCAGATTCTTTCAACCCTAAGTAAAGAACAACAACAAGCTATCATCCAAACCTTTAAAGCAACTCAAACTATTGGTAATTAATCATGAGCAGTCCAATCATAACATTTCGTCTCACTAACCATCAGCTTGCTCGTGGCCTTCAGATTGTTCGCAGCCTGGAGCCGAACTTCCAACTTACAAGCCTTAGCCAACTGGTTAAGATCCTCTACACAGATTACCTGGCAAAAATGACCATTGGTCAAACAGATGAAGTTGACCAAGACATTATGCAAGAAATCCAGATCTTTATCATCAATCCAAAAAAGAAAGAAATCAACCTGGCATCCTTAGCAGATGAGGAAAAAGTCACTCATCAAGAGGTATAATATGAAAAGAATACACGTAAACAACATTGTTATTTGTAAAACATATTATGCAGTATGTGTTGGTTCAATATCAGCAATACAATTTGAAGCTATAATGATACCTAAAGCTACAGTACATAATTTCAGAACAGATTTCACTTATGACTGGTACTTGTCTGATATTGGTATTGAATATGAAAATGAATCCTATGTAAACAATCTTAATCGAGTATTTGAAACAGAAGAAGAGGCTAGGAGTTGGATAAGCACTGAAGAATATAAACAAGATTTAGAACAGCACTGGAATCTATGTTCTTTTGGTAAATACTAACAATCAATCAATTAAAGGAACCCACCCATGAGTAAAGCCCGCGTAGTTTCAACTCGCATGACTATTGAAGACCTTGCCAAAGCACGTGACGGCCTACTGGCTAAAGGCATTGATCCAGCTGAATTAACAACAACTAGTCAGCTTATCAAACTTACTTTTTACTACGGAATTATTTATCTTTGCCAAGATCCAAAATCTCCACCAAGTCAAGAATCTATAGACTTTGTAAGGCAGAAATTCAGCCAAACCAAAGTAACCAGGAGAATGCATTTAACTGATCTGGAGTAAATCAATGAAATTAATATTCAAACTCCTTGCATACATTATAATCTTAGTCTTATTTGGTATTGCAGGAGAAATGGATTATCAACACACCATCTCATAACAAGAACCAGTAGTTCAATACTAACGGAGGTTGTTATGTGCGAATCTATTAAAGAAGTTCTAATGCGACGTGATGGCATCTCTTCACTTGAAGCACAAGGCATAATCAAGCAAGCCAGGGAAGCCTTGCAAGAATACATAGCTTTTAATGCTCTTGAATCCGCTGAAAATATATGTGAAGAATACTTTGGCCTAGAGCCAGATTATTTAACCGATCTAATGTAAAAAGGGGCACTATTATGTGGGACTTCACTAAGAATGAACAATATTCTTTTCGTACTTTTTACATCCCTGAACGTATGATGCATGGATTGGAGCGTTACATTGAAGGACACATTAAACCAGGAGGTTTTCTCTCAGCAGTTCTTAAAAATGATCTTCGTGGTGCTATTGAACATGCAGATGACGAAAACATTCAAAATCTGCCAGCTTACATAGGCTTCTTATATAATGAAGCACCAAGTCCCTGTTGGGGAAGTGAAAAGAAGTTTAACAACTGGTTAAGTAATAAATAATCACCATGAAAAACCTTCCACATTATAAGACACCAACTAACTTTCTTTGCCCAGCTTGCCATCAGCCCTGTCGCATAATTGCCTTAGACGACTCATTTAGCTATTCTGGCACTCATTGCACAGCTGGCCAAGCAGGCATTCACTATCCATCTGATTATGGCTCACCTGTAACGGATTGCTGCGAGGTAGATGTGCCGGATGCTGAGATGGATGAACCAGATTATTATGACTACGGAGATATTTAATGGGGCAAGCTAAACGACGTGGAACTTTTGATCATCGAAAAGCAGTTGCAATTGAAAAGACTATCATTGAACGTGAAAATCGTATTCAAAAAGAGCGAGAAAGAATAGCTAACATGACTGAGGAAGAATGCCAGCATAAGAGAGCTAAAGAATTAGCTGTTATACAGTTAATGTCTTATTGTGCTTCTTTAGGAATACAGCTCCATAAAATATAAAGGTAACGCTATGGTAATGAAATACAAAGGTAAAACTCTTACCACCGAACAAGAAGCACATGTCAACACAATTCTTGACGGAAACAATTATGCTATCCAGGCTCCTCCTGGAAGTGGCAAAACCTTCTTGTTGCTTGCAATGGCTCGCAAAATGTCAGGATATGGCTTGTCCATTTCATTCAACAAGCTTCTCGCTCAAGAAGCTGCAACCAAGTTTTCCAGCAACATAATGTGCAAAACTGGCCATGCGCTTGCCTATGGAGCAGTCGGCTACAAATACAAGAAGAAGCTTAGCAAATTGACAGGTAAACAACTAGCGGATACTTTCGATATCGGTGAATGGCAACTTTATAATAGTCCAGCCAACAAGGGTTATCTCATTCTCAATACGATTCGCAAATATTGCTATTCCAGCGACGAAGTTATTCAGTACAAACATTTGCCCAGATTAACAATTCTTCAGGATGCCGACCTAGATATTATGCGTGAGGATCTTGTGCAACACGCAAATCTTGTATTTAACGAAATGGCAAATGTTAATAAGCCTATGCCAATCACCCATGATGTGTATTTGAAAATCTGGGCACTCACAAATCCAATAATTAACAAAGATTTTATCTTCTTTGACGAATATCAAGACAGCAACCCAGTTATTGCACAAGTTATCAAGAATCAAAGTTGCCAGAAAATATTTGTTGGCGACTGTTTCCAGCAAATCTACAGTTGGCGTGGAGCCGTTAATGCACTCCAGGATGACAATCTGGCAAAGCTCTACATTACTAGAAGTTTCCGTTTTGGGGAAAACATCGCAAGTATGGCAAACACCATAATTACTGGCTACTATCCATATCAATTTGACTATGTTCCATTTCACGGCAACGATGATGTTACTTCTTCAATTCATTACGAGCCACTTCCAGCTGTGGATGCCATCCTATGCAGGACAAACAAAGGAATTATTGCAGAAACAATCGAAGCTCTTGGAAAAAATCTATCAGTCCACATCCTTGGAGGAACGCAACAACTTACATACCTTATCAACTCTATAATTCAGCTCAAGCTCCAGGGATATTCAAATCATCCAGACCTATTCCTTTTTAAGAACTTTGTTGATCTTGTTGAATATGCCAATTCTCCGATGGGCGGGGATATTAAGCCTATCCTCAAATTAATCGAACTCTATGGCAGGGAGCGCTTACTATCTATTCTTGAATCAACTGTAGAAGATCCAAACGAAGCCGATGTAACTATAACTACTGCACATAAAGCAAAAGGTTTAGAATGGTCTAGAGTGAGGCTGGCAAATGATTTCAAAATTCCGTCTGATCAGGGGAATCCAACAACTGAAGAAACCAACATATTATATGTAGCTGCCAGTCGAGCATTGCATCAACTCGATGTGAGCAAATGTGAAGCTTGTTGGCCTCACACTTTTGATAAGGCTCGAAAGGTTGCTTATGAACAATGGCAAGTAGATCAAATGACTGAACGTAATATTAATTCTAATTTTGATGAAGATATTCCAAATATACTTGAATTAGGGTTTAAGGAGGGTCATTAATATGAAAAATTTAATTCGAATAGAGTTGATTCACACACATCCAGGCATGAAAATGGAAGATTTCATGCAAGCAATTGATAATACAGGAGGCTGGCCTGTTGGTTATACCTATGTTTCGTTTTATCATGCCTTAGAATATAGTGGCAGGTATTGCCAATTTACTAACAATTACCTTCAAACTGGTTGGTGGACAACCATCTGTCATGCTGATGATTATTATTACTGGAAACTCTCGGAAGAAAAGAAGGGCGAAATACTGAAAGTTGCACGACAGCAGCTTATTCGCCAGCTTAGCTAAAACAATTAAGGAGCCTAACCTATGAACAAACGACAACTCAAGAAAATAATTACACTATATCGAGAAGGCTTATCTTGTGAAATCTGCATATCTGTTATGCTTGACCTAATGAAAGGTAAAAGCACTATTGAGATAGCAATGGCAATTCATGCTTTCTATGAATCAATATTTATTCTAACTGAGAAGGAGGCTTAAAAGGTGATAAAGCGCAAATTCTTGCCAGAACTCCTCGGAATGAACCTTTACCAGACTTCTCGCGGCGAAACTTTTTATGCCTGGAATCATAAACATGCCATCAACAAGCGGCCAAACGAACTGATTTATTTTGTTACAGAT